ACGCTCGAGGCCATGGAGAACGCCGCCGAGGCCGCTCTTGAAGATGTGCGCCGCATCTCCGCCAGCGTCGAGGGAGCCAACCCCGACGACGACGCGCTATGATGCTCTTTATCTCTGGCCTTATCATAGGATGGGTCGTCCGATTCTCCGTTGAGTATGATGACGGCTCTAATTAATTTCCACCAACCCAATAACACCACACCACAATGCGTATCCCACCCGAACCTATCACCCACCGCGTCCTCTATGACGGCATTCAGGCGCTGAATTACTCACTGGCAAAAGAGCTCGTCGGCAAGTCGCCGGCCCACGGCCTTGCATATCTTCAGGGAGAGCGCGAGGAGACCAAGGCCCTGCGTATGGGGTCGCTCATTCATTGCGCCGTGCTCCAGCCTGAACTGCTTAACGAGAAGTTCGTCACGGCCCCTATTTGCGATAAACGCACTAAGGAAGGTAAGGCCGCCTTTGCTGAGTTTGAGTCCACCCTCAAGCCCGGTATGACGGTCGTCAGCGCTGAAGAGTCCTGCGAGTGCCACATCATCGCGTCAGCCGCCAAGCACGCCCTCGAGCGCATGGAGGTCACCTTCGAGATGACCGAGTTCATGTTCACCACCGATCACTGTGGAGTGCAGCTGAAGTGCGCCATCGACGGCGTCGGCACCGATGGCTACCTCTACGACCTGAAGACCACCGAGGACGCGTCCCCTGCTGGCATCCTCAAGTCCATCCGGGCTTACCGCTACAACCTTCAAGCCTACTTCTACCGCCTGTGCTTTGAGACGGCCTTCGAGCGCCGCGTGCTTGGCTTCCGCTTCCTCTTCGTCGAGAAAGTTCCGCCCTACGCCACGGCTTGGGTCGAAATTGGCCCCGAGCTAATGTCCTACGCCTGCTCCGACTTTGAGAAGGCGCTGCAAGCCTACCGCGAGTGCACGACCCTCGGCGAGTGGCCGGCCTACGGAGACGAAGTCCAGGTCATCGACATCAAGGGACCGACCACCTCGACCGCCATCACCTTTGCCTAATACTACCATGACCACCGAAAACAACCCCGACCGCCCCCCGCTCACCTCCATCTCGACCAACGGCACCTACAAGCTGAAGCTCATCAAGCCCAAGTTCGAGAAGGTCAAGGTCTGGGAGGACGGCACCTGCTCCGCCCGCCTCTTCTTCGTCGACGACAAGGGCTTCTGCCTGAGCAAGAACTTCTCGACCAAGTACGGCAAAGCCCTCGCCATGCTCGTCGGCAAGTACTCCGGCAAGTTCACCGAGGAGATCAGGCTAGATGCTACCGCGGCAGAGTACCTGCAATATTTAGAGCCTGCCTGCGGCCAGACCATCCTCGTCGGAGTGGAGGTCGAGGCCAATGGCGAGTACAACGGTCGCCCCCAGTACAAGTACAAGATGACCTACCCCAAGGGCTCCCAGAAGCCGACCGTGGCTGACGCGCTGCCCCCTGAAGGCGTTAACTTCTAAAGCCGTGACCGAGACACCCACGCCGATGGCCGCCCCCACTCTCGTCCTGATCAGTGGGTTCGCCCGGGCAGGGAAGGACACGCTGGCCTCGGGCCTGCTGGAGTGGTCGACCCGCCCTGCCGAGCACATCAACTTTGCCGACGCGCTGAAAGAAGCCGGAAACCACTTCATGGATTACCTCGGGCTCGACGGAAACTTCATGGCCGAGGACTTCAAGTGCGAGAACCGCGACGCCTTGGTTGCCTTCGGTCGCTTCGCACGGCGCCTCGACAAGGACGTCTTCGCCCGCCACTTCGCCAACTGGTGCCCGGTCATGAAGCACCATGATCAGGTAAGCCCCGAGACCGTGGTCTGTTCCGACTGGCGCTACATCAATGAGCTGCGGGTCTGTCAGGACATCCTCTGGGAGAAAGGCTGGAAGGTCCGCACCGTCTACGTCTCGACCGCAGGCATCGGCCCCGCCAATGACGAAGAGCTCGACAGCATCGCCGAGATACGCGCCTCACACTCCTTCGACCAGGAGTACATCTTTAAGCCGAACGCCCGTCAGCAAATTATGTCCGAAGGACGCATCCTCGCAAAGTCATGGAGGCTCTAACCCTCGAGACGGTGGCATGGGCCCGCAAGGTCGGCCTGTCCCCTGATCGCGTCGCCTTCCTGCTGGCCTGCCCGAAGTACACGGTCAGCAAAGGCCACCGCAAGTCGGACAAGGTAATCACCGACAACCCGAACCACCACCTGCAACGCCTGGGCGACTGCTACTGGTTTCGGCTGCGTCGTCGTGGCACCGACATCGTCGAGAACATCGGCCACGACCTCCTGACCGCCCGTAAGCGCCGTGACGAGATGCTCGCGGCCTTCGACTCCGGCCAGCCCATCCCTCACCTTAACCGCAAATGAGCACCCCGACCCGCTTCGTAGCCTTTGGTGATAACCACGGTGACATGGCGGACGATGAGGCCACGGACGCCCTCTGTGAGTTTATGAAGGACTACAAGCCGACCGTGCGCGTACACCTTGGCGACTGCTTTGACTTCCGATCACTTCGCCGTGGTGTAGGCAACGACGCTGAGGGTGCTGAGTCCCTGATGGGAGACATCCAAGGCGGCGAGGACTTCCTCGCCCGCACCAAGCCCACCGTCTACCTCATGGGCAATCACGAACACCGGGTCGTTGCTCTCCAGCACACCTCGGGCTCGGCCATCGTCCGCGACTACTGCACCGACCTTGAGGCCCGCATCAAGACCGCCGCGAAGAGCTGCGGAGTTAAGACCATCCTGCCCTACCACGCTGAGAAGGGCGTCTATCGCCTCGGCCCCGTGGCCTTCATCCACGGTTACGCGCACGGCCTTAACGCCACCGCCGAGCAGGGTAAGCACTACGCTGACCGGGGAGGCGCTCTGATCCACGGGCACACGCACACCCTTAGCCAGGTTAACTTGACCAAGGCCGAAGGCGGCGCTGCTTTCTCCGCTGGCTGTCTTTGCCTCAAGGACGCTATGGCCTACGCATCGCATCGATTAGCCACAAGCCGGTGGGGTTCAGGGTTCGCAGCTGGATGGGTCGACGGGCACGACTGGAAGGTCTGGCTTGTGCACAAGGTCGGACGCAACTGGATTTGGCAGACCGACCTCAAGGTCTACAAGCCAAAGAGCAAATGACCACATCTCGAAAGAAGATGCTATACACCCGGGTCGGCAAAGACCCCATCCTTCTGGCCGTCATGGCCGAGATTAACCGTAGCGCCGTCAAACCTCCCAAGGGCTACCTGACTCGCGATCAGTGGGCAATCAAGTGGGGCGTCAAAGCAGCGCACACCGCCAGCATCTACATCGCCAAGGCCGTCAAGCTAGGCGTCCTGGTCAAGGCCCGCTACCGCATCCTGACTGGCACTGGCGGCAGACTCCGCGCCGTCGACCACTACGGCCCGCCCCCTAAACGCAAAGCACCTTGACCTTGGGCACCCACGCCCACAAACCCACACCCCTTCTTCCATGACTCCTCCGAACAACGTGCCGGCGGAACGCCACCTCCTCGGCGTCCTCCTCCGTGATGCGCTCCCTCTCCCTAGTGATCTCAAGCCCTCCGACTTCTTTGAGGCTGTCCACCAAGACATTTACGCGGCGGCCTTGTCCCTGGCTGTCGACGGTGTCCCTGCCGACGAGCTTACCGTCAGCCAACGCCTACGCGAGGCCCGCTCCCCTGTGGACGCTGCCACCGTCTCACTCCTGGTCAGCGATGCCGGTGCGTCGACATATCGCCCCGAGCACGTCGACCTCATCACCGACGCCGCCCTCCTCCGTGAGGCATCTAACGCAGCACACAACGCCACCGACCCGGATACACTGCTCGACCACTATGCTCGTCTGGCAGATAAGCGCAAGGGCTCGAAGACCAAAGCCTCCCACGGTCCGCAGCGCATGGACTTCGACTACCTGCTCACCGCTGACCGTAAGAACGACCCGAACAACATCCTCGGCAACCGCTGGCTCTGCAAGGGTGGGTCGCTCCTGATCGTCGGGCAGTCAGGCACTGGCAAGTCGTCGCTGATGATGCAGGCCGCCGTGCATTGGGCGCTAGGCCGTGACTTCTTCGGCATCAAGCCAGTCAAGCCCCTGCGCTCAATCATCCTGCAAGCGGAGAACGACGCCCTCGACTGTGGCGAGAGCCTCCAAGACGTGGTGGCAGGTGCCTACCTCGACTCTGCCGAGATCGCGCAGCTGAGAGACCACCTAGCCATCTACCGAGACACCGTCAGCACCGGCACGACCTTCACCGCGGCCCTCAAGGCACTCATCATCGAGCATAAGGCCGACATCGTCTTCGTCGACCCTCTGCTCTCCTTTGCCGGCATCGACGTCTCTGACCAGGAGCAGGCGTCCAAGTTCCTACGCCATGACCTCGCCCCGATCCTCCTCGAGACAGGCGCCGTGCTCGTAGCCATGCACCACACCGGGAAGCCTAAGACCTCAGCCGACAAGGAAGGCCAGACGATTGCCGACCTAGCATACAGCGGACTCGGGAGCAGTGAGTTCACAAATTATTTCAGGGAGTGTGCGATTTTGATACGCTGCCAAGGCGAGGAGCCCATCTACAAGTTCGGCCTGACTAAGCGCCGTGGCCGTGCCGGCCTCAAGGACGCCGCCGATCAGTTTAAGTCCGAGATTTACATTCGCCACGCCGCCCAGAAAGGGGTCATCCGCTGGGAATACAGCCAGCCCCCCTCCCAGAGTGCCACCGACCCAGCCCCAAGGCATAGCGATTCCCGCCCCGCTAAGGGGTCTACAGGGCGTTTGAACATCAACTGAGGGTCAGTCTCCCAACCGCCACCTATGACCCCCCTCGTCCCACCCGCTCAACATCCCACTCAACATCCGTCCTTACCTAAAGGTAAGGGTACTACGGGCTTACCCCCTTCGCTTACGCTAGGGGACGCCCTTGTGTGGGAGGCATCAGTGACATGAAAAGGAACCTCACACCCAGTCAGCTTAACTACCTAGCAAAGAAGCGCTGGTGGACTAAGGTCCGCAAAGCCGCCTGGGCAAGGATGCCGGACAAGATGGAAGCCATCCGCAAGGAGGCCACCGCGGTAGCAAAGACAGTCAAGGATGAGAAGAACGACAGGATCAGGGAAGCCATGAGTGCTTGGCCTAGCACGATGAACACCAGCCAACTCAGGGAACACATCCTCAAGGACTTCACCTATGACGGTAAGGTCTCATCACTCATCTGGCGGATGCGTCGGCATGGCATGATGGAGTTCAAGGTCGACGGCCTGTGGCATAACCTTTGCCACTTGCCCGCTGAGTAAGAACCTTTGTGATACAGCGCGTGACCAAGGCCGCGAGTATCAACGACCTAACAGCGCCGAACGCTGAGGCTAAGTCGTTTGACGCGTGGTTCTTTGCACAGCCCAAGAAGGTGCAGGATAAGATGCGTGAGTCCGGCGTGCTGCCTTACCGCGAGATGGTGCAGTCTAGGCACGTCTTCTGCATCGACGCAAACCATCCTAAGTGGGCGTTCAATCCAACAGCCGATGAGCACCGCACTGAGGTCGACGCGTTCATCTCACGCGATCATGTCGGCGTGATGCTCAAGGCGTTCATGGATGCGCTGGCCTGCTCCGACTCATTCCCATTCCGTCGACACGTCGAGCTCATCAGGTGGGCGCTGTCTCTCCCTGGCTGTCTCGACTCACGCACCATCGCCCGGATGTATGGACGCTCGCACATCTGGGCACAGAAGCGTGCGCGTCAGATCAGGTCGACGGTGAACGGTGACGCGTGCGGCCTGTTCCCGCATATCAATTCACGCAGGGATAAGCACAAGATGCCACGACGATGAATAAGGCCCATAACCCCCCTCTAAGGAGTCTCCTAGACCCCCCCGTACCTGTGGCGTGGCCCGACACA